GCAAAACTTTGGGCATTAGATAAAACTCCATATGATGTTACTGTATATATGGACTGTGATACTGAAGTTGAACACGAAGATATTCAAAAGATTTTTGATCAAATTCCAGATGACGTAGATTTATTGTTTACTGCAAATCGTCCATACAATGCGGCCATAACCAAGTTATCTGATACAGAAGAGATGACGGAGCATTGTGGGTTATTCGTATATCGTAATAACCCGCAAACGTTGGCTCTTATGAGTGCATGGTGGGGTGAGTATTGCAAACAGATTAGACCCGGATTTGACAGACAACATTATCCAGAACAAGCATTGCAGTGGGACACATTTACGATGTGGCGCCTATTGACATATGGAAACATGGGCGTTAAGACAGGTAGATTTCCTGATCCAGATGCGCGATGGAATTTTGTTATAGGATATAAAGAAGAAGAGTTGATGGGTCAACCTAAAGTTATTCACCATTATACTTTGCCAAAGACAATTAGATAAGGACACAAATGAAATTTGCAAATCATATCAGCGATGAATTGATGGAAATTGTTACTCCTTATACGGAATGGTTTTTTTCACAAACCGATCACCACATGCTTAAAGAGCCAGATAGAGTTAATGGGCATACTTGGGAATCTGCAACTAGTGAAGATTATCTAAATCATGTTGTCAGAAAAGATGGAGATCATATTGGATATCCAGAAGTTGGATACTGCTGTGATATAGGAACATCTCCAGATGTTCCAAAACATCATAGAGAAAAACAGCAAAAATTAAACAGAGAATTGATTTCTATTCTCGGTGCAAGAAACAATGCTGTGCATGTTTATTATCCAGAAGGTGGATTTATGGGTTGGCATACAAACTGGAATGCCCACGGATATAATATCCTACTAACATATAACCCAGAAGAAAATGGTGGTTATTTCAGATATCGTGATCCAGTAACAAAACAAATTGTTACCCTGTGGGACCCAAAAGGTTGGTCAGTTAAAGTTGGATATTTTGGAAGAAGAAGTGAGACGGATAAAGTTTGGTACCACTGTGCTGGTAGCAAGTCTAAACGCCTCACATTAGGATATGTTATTCCAGATGAAACTATGTGGAAAATGATGGTAGAAGATATTACCGGTCAAGATTTCGATTCTTTGAAAGATTCTTAGACTCAGGCAATCTAGAAATCATTTCTTCAAGAATTGATAGTTGATCGTGAATTTTTTCAATATCATCCAGCATTTTAGGAATAGCAAATTTAGCTCGTACAACGATTGCTGCATCCATGTTAGTGATAGTCTTCATGGTTAATTCAATTCTTTTTCTTTTGAAGAAAGAAACTAGATTTGACCACCAAGTTGGAGAAGATTTTATTTGATGGATTTCGGTAACATTAGAAACTATTTCATCTTTAATTCGTTTTAATGCCTGCTCTTCTCTGAAAGATATTAGAGCCTCTTCTTTGGCAGTTACTATTTTTTGATTCAGTTCGGCAAGCTGGGCTTTTAAAGCATCAACTTCTTTTTTATGATCTTCTGCTTGTTTTGCTCTGAGCCTGGACTCTTCAATTCCAGTGTTCCTATTTCTTAGGGTTATATTTTCTTGCTCTTTAGCAAGACCATCACGTTCGTCTTGTATTTTTGTAAGCATACTCTGGAGCATGGTAATTGCTCCTGTGTGTTCGGCTGTAGTTCTACTCATTAACTCATTGCCAAGACGCCGTTCGGTTTCTAATTGCTCAGTCAACGAAGCAACTTTATTTTCAAGCTCTGCCGATTTTCTTTTTATAATACCAAGTTCTCGACTAGCAAGAATTTCTTTTTCCTTTTTCTTTTGTTTTTTATCTGGCTTTGTTTCTTCTTTTGCCTCAACACCGATACGGTCTAAAGTCTCAACGGCGTCTGAAATTTGTATACTAGTTTCTGGCAGCGGTTCAACATAAGTTTCAGCTATAAGTTCATCGTGCGATTTTTCCAGTGGTACTGAAATAAAATTCTTTGGTGGTGGTGCAACAACTCTAGCTCTACCCATATTACTTTTTTCCTATTACCATAAATCGATCAAAATCAACTTTTCCATCCCAAGACCAATATGATTGAGAAATTTGGCCCTGATACATGACTTTATTTATTCCCACATTACTGATATGATCTTGAATGGTAGGCACACAATTAATACCATACATTTCTTTAAATACGTTGGATGATTGACACGCAAAAAGACAATCTTTATTTGCAGTCACCATATTTTTTAATGGATACATTGTCTCACATGCTAGAGAAATTACAACATCAGTAGTAAGGGCATTGATATCGTGATATGCAAAAGGAACATCCCAGTTTAAATGATTCAATTCTACTCCGCGCTCTGTATAATATCGATTAAATACTTTGGATAATTCCAAAGCGTCTTTATCAATATCAATAAGATTTACTTTCTTTACATTTAAATTTTCGCAGAGTAAAGGTAGTAAGGGAAATCCAAGCCAAGAATTTAAGATTGTAATATCCAAACTCTTTGACATATCAGCATGTTTTTTTAATTCATTTACTAGCCAGATAGCAGCATCCATTGTATTTGGATTTAGAGACTTGCGAAAGTCTTCGTGCTTCCAGGGCATCTCATGATTGATCTTTTCTAGACCCTCACCCCAATTACGATAGTTGTTCAGAAAGTTATAGTTTAACATCTTGTGGTCTCTCCATTGAATCATATAAACAAATAAGCGGTTCTTTACGAATAATCTGCTCTCTCACATCTGTTGGCCACATATATCCGTAATTGTAACTATAAACCCAGCCATCTGGGAAAAAGGTCTGTTTTAAAAGTCTATCTCTTTGATGACCAAAAAGATTGTCCAGGCCGCGATAATAATAAAACATTTGGTCAGGATAATCCTTAACAAACTTGGTAATTTTATCAATATCTAATTTGTCATTCCATCTTAATACGCTGGAATTTAAATCAGTATACTTATGAGGAACATCCTTACAATCTTTTTTCATCTTTTGTAGATTGTGCCAATGAGTGCGAACAAAAGTTAAACTATCACCAGGATCATGTTCCACGATACAGTCAATATTATTTTGTATCCCGATATCTAGATCCAAAAATAAGTTTTCTCCCTGCTTTCTCATCACATTTCTATCGAACAGGTATAATTTATTCCACCACTTTTCGTAGTAGTTATCTTCTGGAAAAGGAATTACTGTAATTTCTGGATTTAATCCTATCGAATGTTCTGTAAGACAATGAAACTCAAAATCCGAAGTTATGTGCTGTTTACATTCATCGAATATGCGATTGACATATTCTGGACCATATTTGAAGCCCCATTTTACCGTGTAAATATTAATCATGTTATATTCCAATGTGCCAATAGATCAGGATCAACTAGAGATTCTTGCTTTACTTTACCACGCCGATTGTCTTGAAATGGAAGAAGGTCTACATTGAAGACACACAGTATTGGATCTTTTCTATATATTCCTACCTTCAAATCACCAGAATTCCAGTCTCGTCCTCTGTTATATGAGTAAGCAAACGTATTCGGGAAGTGCTTCCACAGAGGAGTGTTGCTAAACTCGCCCCACCGCCAACTATGATAGTTGTCTGTACCATCGGTAAAAGTGAACCAGATTCGTTCTTGATTTTCTAGCACATCCTTCCAGATACATTCCGTCTGATTGTCTGACCAAACCATGCAACTACCATTCGTATATGCGCCATGTGCCAATTTGAAGTTACGAGACTTCATGGGTCGAGGGTCTTGCCACCAAGACCTCAACTTAGTTGGATTCTCCAAATCATATGTAATGATCGGAGTCAAATCATTTTGAATGATTACATCCAAATCGAAGAATACGAATCTTCCTGTGGGACTATCAGGTGCAAAGTTGTGAGTATTGAAGATGAACGTCTTTGGTCTGTCCCAACAACGCGCCATACCGTATTTGAATTCTTCTGATCCGAACCAGTATTTTGGATGAATGTCAGGGATATCTGGGAAGTCGATGACTTTGATTTCACTTTCAAATCCTTCACTGTTGTCTGTATAGCAATAAAAATGAAACTCGAAATTTTCCGGAGTATGTTTCTTTGCCATACGATAGAGTCTGTTGACAAACTCTGGGTCGTATTTTGTTCCCCATTTACAACAAACGTAATTTACTCTCATTTCCATAGTCCAATAATGTTTTCATCTATACAATCTGCAAGTTCCACATGATCTTTGGTTGAGGGATGGGGAACATTATCTGTATTAAACAGACAGATTTTTGCGTCAGACCTAAACTTAAAACGTTCTACATCATCTGGATGATAGCGTCCTCTGTTCCAAGAGTATGCCCAGTTTTTAGGAATATTATTCCAAAAATCTCTTTGGCGCCAATAGTGATAATTGTCGCTACCTTTGAAAAAGGTTTTAAAAACGATATCATCATTATCATAAACGTCATAATATATATGCTGACATTCGCCATATGGCCAAAGCATCATACTTGAGTTATAAAATGTCCCTCTAGTTTCAATAAAAAATCTATCGTCTAGTTGACTTTCTGGTTGCCAAAGGCAATTTAAAATTCTAGGTTTTTCCGCTAAAACATCAATCTCATCAATGTTGTTCTGAATGACAACATCTAAATCAAAATAACAAAATTTATCTTCCGGATCACACGGTATCCACTCTTCAGAGTTAAATACTATAAATTTGGCACGATCAAAACAGAATGTCTGTTTTCCGTAATAGTATCTAGGATGCAACAGCCCATCGTCTGGAATAGAAACAACTTCTATTCCCTTATCTATACCTCGTCTATTATCGGTATAACACACAAATCTAAATTCATTTGTGTAATGTCTTTTAACCATGTTGTATAGGTTATTGACATATTTTGCTGGGTACTTATCGCCCCATTTTATTGTTAGAAAGATCATCATATAATTTGTCGTATCCCGGAAATTGGTCTAAACCATTTAATAAACAAATTGTGTATTCTGGTCGATATCTGTCATATCGTTTTTTCTCTGGATGATAGAAATCTGCGCCATACAAAAACGAATAGAAATCTGCTTTAGGGAACCATTTAAATTCAAATCCTTCATGCCAAAGAAATCTATCATCACCCCAATATTTTACCATGTAGTAATCTGGGTCTTTTGCAAAATGTTCCCAAATTTGTAGTGCCTTAGGACAACCAGATTTCCACATCACAGCACTGGAATTGTAATTGCTAAGGTATTTCATGCTATGACTTTTAGCTTTCTGATCTACCCAATCAATGTCTTTCCAATAAGTATACACGATAGTTGGGGTATCGTCAAGAGATTCCCAGAGATGGTCAATATTATTTTGTATTCGGATGTCCAGATCGAAATAAAGAATATCGCCTAGGTCTTTCAGACTATACATCCAAATCTTACGGAAAGTGCCGTCTATGTCTTCCGGCAGAGGAATAACTTGCACTCTGGGATCAAGATCGAAATCATCGGTTATACAGGCATAATGATATTTTCCACCAGTGGCAGAAATGATCCTGTCAACATCTTCTTTTTTATATTTTGTGCCGTATTTTAGCATCAAAATTGTCTTCATGCTGTTTTCCATATTATAAATAACTGTAAGATTGCATCATTCATTATACACAATTTATAAGGTTTCTAATGGCTCAAATTTACAACTTATACATTGATCAGGGTACCACGTTTAGTACGTCACTAAACGTGGAAGATCAGTACGGTGAACCTAAAGACCTTACAGATTATACTGCCGCCGCACAAATGAGAAAATCTTATTATACCAACACCGCGGTAAATTTTAATGCCGAGATTTCTTCTCCAACAGATGGGGAAGTTACTATCTATTTATCTGCTGAGGAAACAAGTGCGATTAAAGCTGGCAGATATGTTTATGATGTTGAGGTGACTGGAGAAAATGAGACCTTGAGAGTTTTGGAAGGGATTGTTGTGATTAATCCGGAGGTTACAAAATAATGGCAATTAAAGTAACTGTTCCAACATCAAAAAATATAAATACAAATATCGTAAGCAAGAAGACTTCAGCTTCGGTTGACACTCTAAAAGATGTCGCTGTGGATGGAGTCAGTGGCGGCGATACGTTAGTGTATAATGCAACAACTAGAAAATGGGAAGCAAAAAGTCCAGATCAATTAGCCGTCACAAGAATTGATGGTGGTACGTTTTAATAAACATAAAAGAGGAAGATAGTTCATGTCAACAATTATTCAAATTAAGAGAAGCTCAGGTTCAAGCGCACCTTCAACTTCGGATCTATTAGAAGGCGAGCTGGCATATGCTGAAGATGCTAGTAACAATGGCGCTGGAGCTAAACTATATATCGAATCCGTAAACTCATCCGGCGGCGCTGTAATTGAAGCAATTGGTGGCAAGTTCTATACCTCTGCTATCGATTCAGCAACAAATGCCGCTACAGCAAATACAATCGTAAAGCGCAATGCGTCAGGTAATTTCTCTGCTGGCATGATTACCGCTGATCTTACTGGTAACGTAACTGGTACTGTTTCATCTCTGTCTAACCACGACACAGATGATCTAAGCGAAGGTTCAACCAATCAGTATTTCACCAATACTCGCGCAAGAAATGCTATCAGCGTTTCTGGCGACCTTTCTTACAATTCAACAACCGGTGAGATTTCATACACCTCTTCTCTCTCAGGATTTGATACAGATGATGTTACAGAGGGTGCAACAAATCTTTACTTTACCACTGCCCGCGCAGAAACAGCAATTGATAATCACCTTTCAGGTGGCACAGGCGTTTCTTACTCAAACGGCACAATCAGCATCGGTCAGTCAGTCGGCACAAGCGACAACGTAACCTTCAATACTGTTACTGCTGACGTAACTGGTACTGTTTCATCTCTGTCAAATCATGACACAGACGATCTATCAGAAGGTGTGAGCAATCTATACTTTACAACTGGTCGCGTAGACAATCATCTTTCTGGTGGTACAGGTATCTCGTATAACAGCGGTACTATCGATCTAGATAACACTGCCGTAACTGCTGGTTCATACGGTTCTTCAACAGAAATTCCAACATTTACTGTTGACGCCCAAGGTCGTCTAACTGCCGCAGGTACAGCCTCAATTTCTACTGATCTTGATATTGCTGGTGATAGCGGTACAGACACAATTTCTCTGGCATCTGACACGCTAACATTTGATGGTGGCACAGGTGTTACAACTTCTGTATCTGCTGGTCAAGTATCTATCGCTATCGGTCAGGACGTTTCGACAACTGCCAACGTTACCTTCAATGACGTTACTGTTGATGGTACTCTAAACTCGGACGATATTACTGCAACAAACATCACCGTTGCTGGTAACCTAACCGTAACTGGTACTACAACAACTGTCAACTCGACAACTATCTCGGTAACTGACCCACTAGTCTTTGTTGGTAACGACAATAATACATCCGATGCTGTTGACCTAGGTCTCTTCGGTATGTACGATAACGGCGGTGACAAATATTCCGGTCTGTTCCGTGACGCTACAGACGGCAAGTGGAGACTGTTCAAAGACCTACAATCGGCACCAACAACTACTGTTAACGTAAGTGGCACAGGTTACACTGTTGCTTCGCTTGTTGCTAACCTTGAAGGTTCGCTAACGGGTGGCACAGTTTCAGGTCTCTCGGCAGCAATCGCTGTTGCTGACGGTGGTACTGGCGTAGGCACCTTCACTTCGAAGGGTATCCTATACGGTAACGGCACAGGTGCTCTTCAAGCAACTGGTGCTGGTACAGCTGGTCAAGTTCTTCTATCCGGTGGTTCAGGTGGAACACCTTCGTTTGGTAACATCGATGGTGGTACGTACTAATATATAATAGGGGGGAGATAATATCTCCCCCATCCTTTGGAGTTAGATTATGGATCAGACTAAGTTTATCAATTCTTATATTAATAATTTGGCAGAACAATTAAAGACAATGACTCTGGACAATGTTATGCTAAAGACACAATTAAATGTTGCTAATGATAGTAATTTAGAGTTGAAAAAGAGAATAGAAGAATTGGAAATGGCAATAAATAAGCCAAAGAAACAAAAGTCCGAGTGGAGCGAAAGTACAAGCACAGAACAGCCATGAGGATAAGATAACATGTCAACAGTAGTTCAAGTAAAAAGAAGCGAAACTCTAGGAGCCGAACCTACTGCTGGCGATCTAGCAGTTGGCGAACTTGCCATCAACATGGCAGATAAAAAGATTTTCTCAAAGAAGACCGATGGAACAATTGTAGCTTTGGGTGGTGTAGAAGTGAACGATGGATCAACCACAGCTTCGGTTGCAACTATCTCGTTTGCCGATACTATTTTTGGAGATTTTCAGGTTGACACAACCACAACACCAGGTGTTGCTGTTGTTCGTCTCAATCAAAGCGCAGACCTAGATTACGGTCTAATCACAGACAACGTTCTGGCGTATAACTCAATCGATTATGGGAGTCTGTAACCATGGCTGCTAGAGTAAAACTTAGAAGAGGTACTTCTACCCAACATCAGTCATTTACTGGCGCCGAAGCTGAGATTACTGTAGATACTACTAACTGGACAATTAGAGTTCATGATGGAACTCAAGTTGGTGGACATCAACTATTAAAAGCAGATTTAGAAAACATAGAAGATGGTGCCATTCTCGATGGTGGAACCTACAACTAAATAATAGAGAATGCATTAGGAGACATTTAGATGGCAACTATTTTACAGTTAAGAAGAGGTACTACAACTCAACACAACAGTTTTACTGGTGCTGTAGGTGAAGTTACCGTAGATACAACCAAAAAGACGCTTGTTGTTCATGACGGATCCACAGCTGGTGGTAGTCCTCTGGCAACAGAAGCATATGTAACAACTCAACTTCAAACCGCAGACTCTTTAGGTGAATTGTCAGGAACATCAGACGATATCACTGAAGGTTCTACAAACTTATTCTACAATAATACCAGAGCAAGATCCGCAGTTTCTGCCGGAACTGGTATTTCTTATAATTCTGGCACGGGCGTAATCAGCGCAGACACATCAACTATGGCTACCAAGACATATGTTGATACCGCAGTTTCTGGTAAAGATAACTCAGACGAGATCACAGAAGGTTCAACCAATCTGTATTTCACAAATACGAGAGCAAGATCCGCAGTATCAGTAACAGATTCAGGTGGTGATGGATCGCTTGCTTATAATTCTGGCACGGGCGTATTCACTTATACTGGACCAAGTGCTACTGAAGTTCGCGCACATTTTTCAGCAGGTACAGGCGTATCGTATGCCGGTGGTGCATTTAGCATTGGTCAGCCAGTTGGAACAACAGACGCGCCAACATTTGCTGGCGCAACTATGGCTGGCAATGTTACACCTTCAACAGATAACACATATTCTCTTGGTTCTGCCACTCACATGTGGAAAGACATCTTTGTTGGCCCAGGATCTCTTTATGTCAATGGTCAAAAAGTTCTTGAAGAAAGTTCAGGCAATATCGTTGTTAGCGCGGATGCAGATCAGAATCTTGTTCTTCAAACCAGCGGCTCTGGTGACGTAGAGCTTGATCCTACAGGCAATGGTGTTGTTGCTATTAAAGGACCAATGCAGATTCAAGCTGGTTCAAATGTTGCTTCCAGCGATGGTAATCCTATCAACTTCAGCAACACTATTGCTGTTGATGCTGTAACAAGTAAAACTACAAACGGAAATTTAGTTCTTTCCGGCAATGGCACTGGTTATGTTGCTGTTGATGACAATTTAACAATCTCTGGTAATCTAACTGTTTCTGGTACAACCACTACGGTTAACTCTGAGACGATTTCTCTTGCAGATAATATCATCGATCTAAACAGCAACTTCACATCTGGTTCACCAACTGAAAATGCAGGTATTCGCATTCTTCGTGGCGATGAAGCAAACGTTCAAGTTCGTTGGAATGAAACAACTGATAAGTGGCAGTATACAAACGATGGTTCTTCTTACAGCAATATTGGTAATGTTTCCACTCTTGGCGATCTAAGCGTTACTGCAACTGCAACAGAATTGAATTATGTTTCTGGTGTAACATCGGCAATTCAAACTCAACTTAATGCTAAAGTTAATTCCTCAGATGCAGTAAGCACTAACACAGCATCTAAGGTAGTTGCCCGTGATGCTTCGGGTAACTTCTCAGCAGGAACAATTACTGCAAATCTAACTGGTAACGTAACTGGTAATCTAACTGGTAACGTAACTGGTAACGCTTCAACAGCAACCACTGCCGCCGCATGGACCACAGCAAGAACCCTTTCACTCGGTGGCGATCTATCTGGTTCGGTATCGATTGACGGCTCCGCAAATGCCACACTGACTGCGACAATTGCTGCCAACTCGGTTGCTCTTGGTACAGATACAACTGGCAACTATATGACAGACGTATCTGGTGGTACAGGAGTTACAGTTTCTCACACACCAGGCGAAGGCTCTACCGCTACTATTAGCATCGGTCAGGCAGTTTCAACAACATCTAACGTTACATTTAACAACGTAACTGTTGATGGTAACCTAACTGTTTCGGGTACAACGACAACTCTCAATACTGAAACAATCAATCTAGCAGACAATACGATTGTTCTGAACAGTAATTATACTGGTTCTACACCAACAGAAGATGGTGGTATTGAAATTGAGCGTGGCACTCTTACCAATAAGACTCTTCTTTGGGACGAAACAAACGACAAGTGGACAGTTGGTTCAGAAACATTTGTTGCTCTTACTTTCCAGGGTAATCTGACTGGTAACGTAACCGGTAACGTAACAGGTAACGTTACGGGTAACGTAACTGGTAATGCAGGCACAGTAACCAACGGTGTTTATACTACGGATACTGGTACTGTTACCAATACCATGCTTGCTGGTTCGATTGCAGATAGTAAGCTATCGACAATCTCAACCGCTGGTAAAGTATCTAACTCAGCGACAACTGCAACAAATGCTAATACCGCATCTGCAATTGTTGCGCGTGATGCTTCGGGTAACTTCTCAGCAGGAACAATTACTGCGTCTCTAACTGGTAACGTAACTGGCAATGTAACGGGTTCGGCATCTCAGTTAAATGGACAGTCAGCATCTTATTATCGTATTAACATTTACGATGCTTCGGGTACTCTGTTGAACTAATATGTCTACTGTTGTCCAGCTAAAAAGAACTGAAACGGCAGGTTCAATCCCCACCGCAGCAGATATTGCGGTGGGAGAACTTGCTGTAAATCTTGCGGACGGAACTTTATATTCAAAACGAACAGATGGAGCAGTAATCGAAATTGCCGGCAATTTGCCGGATGAATATTATCTCTCCACAAATCAAGACTACGGTGCAATCGATTCCATTGGTCAGTCTACATTAGATTTAGGAAACTTAGATCAGGGTTCACAACAAGTAAATTTAGGTGATGTTGTTGTGTATGTTGAGATTGCTGTTCCTCCAGCATCTGCAAATGCATCAGGCAAAATAAATCAAATTGCATATGA